TTAAATTGAGAATTTTAATTGCCGTAGATTACAATTCTGTATTCCACGGCAATTATTCTTGTTTGACTGAGAAAGCTTATGCCTTCATCACACCTTGCAATGCACGATTGCCGAGTGTCAAGTTACCTTGCCAGATGATTGGAATCACAGAAGCATCTTGGTTGTAAGGTTGCTGATTACTCAGCTCAGTCATGTTAGCATCTTTGTGCGCCACCAAGTTGATGTAATCCATGTTCAGGAAGTACATATGACTTGCTGGAATACCAGAGCCGCCGTCGTAAATCACATCAGCTGTTTTGTACTTCAACTTAGCGAAACCACCTTGAGCTTCATCAGCGCTTGTGTAACGTTTGATGGAAACTTGGGAAGCTTCGTACATAGCGAAGTATGTAGCATCAGCAACGCAGATTGTAGGCTTATCATCGCCGCGAGTCAGCGCCAACCACAAGTTGAGCATTTGATTTTCAATTGTAGTGCTGGACATTGTTACGGCGCCACCACCTTGTAATGGAGCTGCAGCGGACTGCACAATGTTTTTCCAGAATGTGTACGCGCTGGAATCAATACCACCGACTGTGCCTGTACCTGTGTCAGATACAAGAGCCTGCAAACCGTTGATCTGGTTCGTCAATGTACCGTCAGAGTATACGTCAACACTGAAGTTATTTTTGAAGGTACGCATCGCATTCTTCATCCGAGCTTTCGCCAAGTTGATGATACGAGATTGACCACTGTTGTTACGCAAATCAGTACCGTTAGCTACAACGCTGATTGCAATATTACGCCATTGGAATTCTGCAGCACTCAATACATCGGAAGCACCGATATTGAGCACGTCATAGCCAGAGTAACGTTGGTACGTACCATTGGAAGCGTAGTCCAGAGGCTCCACGATAGACAGACCACCGTCTTCTTCACGTGTGTGCTTACCTTTTTCCAGGTACGCCAGTAAGGCATTATTTTTCGAGATATTGTCGCGAAACTCTTTACGATGTTTGCGAAAGGTGGTCGTTACCAGTTCGGTAAAGACTGCATTTGGGCTTGGCATGGTTACTTCTCCTAAAGGGTTAACTCAAAATTGTTTTACTGCTTGAACAGCTTTGCAGCAACTTCATTCATCGTGTCATCCATACTTCCAGTAGGAGCTGTTCTGCTACCGTCCCTTGGTTTAGTGACTAAGTTCGTACTTGTTGATTTCCTGATCTGGCTAGTCTTAGCCACAGCCTCTTTCTTCGCTTTCTCGGCTGCTTCCGCTTGTAGGCGTTGAGTCTCAAGTGCGCGAGTAGTAGGATTAGCCCAGACAGCCTTATCATAGGCTTCTTTTAAGTTCTTCGCAACACCGGACTTTAGTAAGTCCCCAATGTCATTAGCAACCGCATCGAAGTGCATGTTTTCAGGCTTCGCAGCAAATTCTTCAACTTGGGCTGTCACAGTTTGCATTAACGCAGAGCGTTCGCGTTGTGCAGCTTGGTTGAATTGTTGCTGTTGTGCCCATTTTATCTCGGCAATTTCAGCTTGCAACTCTGCAGTCTTAGGGTCAACGTAGGAACCAGGTTCGTCGTCTGCTGTACCACGTTGCGCTCCGATGTTGATGCCGTAGCTTGCAGCAATTTGCGTGAACAAAGCTGCGCGTTGAGCTGGGGAACCAGTTATAAGCTTGTGATGCGTGTCAAGCAGTGCCCCAATGTGTTCAACAGGGTTCACATTGTTAGCTTGCATGATTTCACGGTAGGGGGAAACTACGTTCTGCAGTGTCTTGCCTACAGCTGCATCCCCTTTGTACTGCTCAATACCTGCCATCATATCCTGTTCACGCTTCAGGACTTCCATTTTAGCGGTTTCTGGTAATGATGCCCATGTTTCCGCAGCTTCCTTGCGCCATGTGCTTGGAGGGGTTTGCATGTCCCCAATGGACAGTGCTTTTGCAGGTTCTGCAGGAGTGCCAGCAGGTTTAGCGGCTTCTTCGTCGACAGCTGGCTTTTCCGCTACAACCTTGTCGATCAGGTTATCGTTATCATCAGCTTCGTCATCATTATCATCTGAACCAAAGCCTAAAGCATCCCCAATATCGTCAACAGCGGAAGACAAATCAGCTTCTGACATACCACTGCCGCCACTATCCCCACCACCACTGTCACCGAACTCCCCAGCTTCTTCGCGGTAAGTCCTACCTGTGTACTGCATCCAAGATTTCTTCATGTTAATTCCCCTGCGTTTAGTTAGTTAAATCTGCCTAGCTTAAGCGTCAGCAGTTTGCCTTGTGTAGGCTACATCCACCCCAGCATTCATCTCTGCTGCCAATGAATCCCTCTGCTTAGTGTCGAGCTTACTGAGGAACTCGTCCACTGTAGCCTCAACTTCCACGTCCATGTCGGCATCCAGCTTAGCAGCATACTTCGCTGTAGCCTCTCGCTCCCCTGGCTCAAATACCCTGCAACCATGTTTTGCTAAGTTTTCTCTATGAGCAGCTCTGCCTTCAATCCAAGCTCCACTAATCGGGCACTCATAGCCAGCATAGTCTGCCACTACTCGCGCAGCTGTTACTTGCTTATGGCCAGGTCGCCCACACTCGCAGAACTGCTCTTCGTCAGAATCTGCCATTTTCAAGAACTTTTCGAACTCGTGACCATTCATACACTTATAAGCATAGATCGGCATGTTACATCCCCTTTGGTTGTGTGGTCTTTGCCAGCAGTTGCGTTAACTTTTGCCCATGCTGTGTTCTAGCTATTTCAGCTTTTTGTCGCATTTCAGCCATTCGCATTTGGTGTTCTTCAGCTGCCAGCATCCTAGCGTTTTCCATCTGCTCTTGAGCTATTTGAGCCTCTAAACGCATTTTAGCCTGTTCATTCTCAGCTTTGGCACGCTCGGAGTTCAGTTTTATTTGTGCCATCTCTTGATCAGCTTTTGCTTTTGCCTCCGCTGCCTGCAACGACACCTGAGCTTCTTGCAGCTTCCTCTCCATTTCCTGTTGTTTCATCGGATCAGGCTGTTCTGCTGGTTGTGGGGGAGGGGGCTGCATAGCTTTCAGCTGTTCCTCAATCTCTGCGCCGAATACATAACGACGAGAGACTACCAGCAACAAGCTTTTCAAGATATCGAAAGGCATTTGACCTGACTGGATCAATGGCGCCATGCCGTTTAAGACTTGACTCATACCGTTCAGTAAGTCAGCAATGTTTTTCTGATCTTCCGAGTTATCTGGATCAATTGTAGAGTTTGTCTCAATGTCGATCTTATAGTTACGCAGGAAGTCTGTACGTAACAGTTGCATTACCTGTTCCCAAGAGGGTTTTGCCAGCAAAGCTAGAGCTTCTGGAGGTGGTTCTGGGGGAGGTGCTGGGGGTTGCGGAGGTTGCTGCATTGCCTGCATCTGCTGAGCTTGCATTGCCTGTTGTTGCATAGCATCCAGTTCAGCTTGAGTTTGCTGCTTCTGAGCTTCAGTCGGAATATCCACTTCCGTCATCACTTGCAAAGTCTCCTGAGCAAACTTCTCAGCAGCAATTTCACCGATGATTCGCATACAGTCTTTAGCGTAGCGGGCAACTTCCTTCTGCAAATTCTTCAATCGCAGAGTACCCCATTGATTCTTGATGTTCTGCGCAGTAGCTGTCTCACTCGCGACAGAAGAACCACGGAGGATGTCACTGATACCTGTGATTTCGTAAATGACTTGCTTAACCGACTCACGTTGACCGTAGAGTTGCTGCAGCACGCCTACAAGCTTTTCAATAGGGAAGAACCAGAAAGCAGAATCGAGGGTCGAACTGCCTTGTGAGTACATAGCTGCTACATTCTCCAGTGGGTACATCGTACCATCAGCAGCACTGAACAACTCATCCACTTTTTCAAGACTGCCATTGTAGTAGCCTCGCACCTTCAGCATTTTCACCAGCGCATTGATGCGGGAAGTGATAAGGTTCAACTCCTCTGCCTGCACTTTGTACATCTTATACGGTGCGATAGGTGTTTGACCTGACACACGATTCGTAAATCGCAGAGGTCTAGGACAGTTAAAGAACCCCGACAATCCCAATGGGTCTTCTACTGAGCGCAAACCCTCAGCATCAGCTTGATCAGGTATAAAGTGGACTTTCTTACTATCCTTATCCCAGATTTCATACACTGTACACAGCTTCACGCCTTTAGATTCTGCGTCACCAAGTGTACCGTTTTCATTGTCCCCGTTCTGGCTAGCTTCAGTGTATTGCAGCTTTGCAGCTACAGTTTCCCCAAAGTTGTTTTCCACTTCTTCCTTAGTCATACGGTGTTCATAGCCAACCCAAGGCACTTGCTGCCAGCTACGCCCATAGCCTAAGAGGAAACGATCCCAAGGGACTTCTGAGCCATACGCACACTCTGTAATTTTCTGAGTGTCAGGCTCAATCTCCCCGTGATATGAAAAGCGAGTAACCCCGCGACCTGGGATCAATGCATCGAGTACAGCTGCTTTCAACAACTCATCAAAAGTAGAGTATTCTTTATCCCCAGAATCTGCAAGGAATTGGATAGCTCGCTTGATGACCTCAGCGCTTGCCAAACCTACAGGATCAGCAGTTTTGAAGCGTCTCGCTACGACAGGAACAGGTACGGTACTGTACAAAGCTGGTGCCAGAGTTTCTGTATTACTGAACAAGATATTAAACTCATTTTCAGTCTTCTTCTCAGCTTCATAAATTTCCGCATACTCTTTCCCCTCCTTTCGGAAGTCCTCTTCACGTTTACGAGCTTTAGTGACTTCTTCCAGCCAAGTTTTAACTTGCTCAGCGCTCAGGACTCGCACTTCTGTAGCTTGGTCAGTCGGTCCAGACTTCTTTTCCTGAGCCTCAGACTCAGTTTCCGTGATTTCAAGTTCTTTATCCATGTGACACCCTATCTATTAGAGGTTTGCAGTCGTTTTTGCTGCGCTATTAATTCATTGATGGTCATTTGACCTGGGAGTTTTGGCAAGCCATTACCTGCCATAGGTTTTTTCCGAGGAATCCAGGGTCTAGACATGACAGCATAGCGAGTTTCCTCTGGTGCATGGTCTTCCCCGTCTGGAGATACGTCTTCTGCGTTGTTTTTGTCATGCTGCAAGACTGGTAAAGTACGGATAGTGTCTATACAAGTATCGAGGAAGTACAGCATAGGTACAGTTACATAGCCGTCTTCACCTGTTTCCCCTTTTAAGCGATGGTGGAGTTGCTCCCAGCCTGGAATACGCTTGTTATCTGCCTTCCTCCACATGCAGCCGTTGATTGCCATAGTCTCCATGATGCTTGGCCCACCGTTACGAATGAAGATGTCGTGACCTGCTACACCGTACTGGATGTGCTCACCTTGCTCACGATGCTTGATGCCACGAGCTACTGCACCAGCTTCCATTTTTAGCCCCTTGTTTGGGCCTGTAGCTCCATACCATTCACGGTACTTTAACAGTGCCCCTTTAGGCAGTCCCCACGTACCGTCTGAAACTACATACCAGCCTACGCTGAAAGGTGCAGAGGAACCCCAGTCCATCGCACGGAAGCGGAGTGCTTGCTTAGGAATCTTGTGTTCCCATAGGTAAGAGGGCAAAACGTGTAAAGTTTCGTCCCATTCGTTGAAGTAAGCACCGTCGATCATCGTCCAGTCACCCTCGAGCCAAGCTTTTACCAGAGCTGCAGAACCAGATTGACGCAAGCGGAGTACGTAAGTAGGGTCATTCCGCATCAAGAGCTTGTTATCTTTGAGCTTGGAAGGGATGAAGACACGGCTTAAGCTGACTGATTTAGTTTCCCCAGTATCTGGGTCTTCGATGTCACATTCTTCAGTGATTACTTTGTAGCCAGCTGGAGCGGGGTCGATGAAGCGCGCTTTTACCCATAGGTGCCCAGGACCACCAGGATTCCCAGTAAGCCGCATGCCACAAGGTACGCCAGAACCGCTACGTAGAGTAGCACGAAGCTTGTCGATAGGGTCTGGAGAAGGGAAGTTGGTAACTTCTTCAAAGTATAAGCGAGTATAAGAGTGACCTTGGTACTCTTCAGCATCTGAGTCATTTTCAAGATAGGCGAACTTGAGCCGCGCCCCGTTCTGCATTGTCCAAGTTTTCTGTTGTTCATTGTACTTTGCCCCCAGTTTAGTGAAAATTTGCTTAGTCCGAGCGATTACTTCTGCAAGCTGGACAAGTTTGCGACGGAAGAAGATACCAATAGCAGCTTCACCGTAAGTTCCAGAGTGATCCAGCCAGTCGCCTATGGAAGCTTCAGTTTTCCCGCCTCCGCGAGCGCCACCGAAGAATACTTCGAAGATTGGGCACTGGATGAAAGCTGTCTGTGGACCTGGTTGAGGTTGCCAGACTACTGTTGAAGCAGGAGCAGAAGCTGCTAGCTGCAAGGATGGGAAATTCATACACTGAGCCTTGTTTTGAGTTATTGCCGTGGACTAAAAATTTGTAATTTACGGCAAGAATAAGTAGAACTGAAACAA